AAACGGGTTAAAGACAGGACGAATGACGATGTCCTGCTCCATCGACTCATCATTGACGTAATCTGCCGTCATGCGGATATAGCCACGGCCAATTCTTACGGCAAACTCGCCTGCAATGTCGTAAGCCGTATCTGCGTCTGACTTCTCTTGGATATGGCGCATTATCCCGGTGATTATCTCGGCTATCTTGGCGTCGGAGGATGAATTGATGCCCTGCGCCTTGATGCGGGGGCGCTGCTGGCGAAGCTGATTTGTTATCTGCCTAATATAAGTCTCAGTTTCATTTACGGTAAAGTACGGTCGTTGATCTACGTTTCGCTGGTTCTGGACTTGCTGCGTCCATTGATCGCCGTAACTGAATCGCAAATCTTCCATTTCGGCTGATCGGTTAGTCGAATCAGCGTCAGAAGATTGCTGCAAGAACTTCACAGCCTCTAGCGGAATGCCGTCTGCCTCATCAGCCATGGTTAGCAAATTCCCTAAATAGCAATCCAGTAGCAAACTTGTATGCGTTGTGCGCCATGTATGGGCTTGGGTAGAAACCAAGGCTGATGTGCTTGCCCTTTACGCAGATACCCGCATGCCACTTCTCTAGTTTCTTATGCCAATAAACCCCTTTGAAACCAGAAGTATTAGCCTTCGATTTCTTCGCATTCCAACCATTCTCTGCTTTCGATGCTATCCGTAGATTGGCTAATCGGTTATCTGATCTATCGCCATTGATGTGATCTAGGAATCCATTCGGATATTCGCCATACGCCAGAAACCACGCAATACGATGTGCCATATGGTCTTTGCCTGCAATACCAATGCGCGTATATCCATAAACAGTCTTGGTGCCAGCTTTGTCGCCAGCCTTTATCCCTGGAGCGCGATCAGCTTTCCAGTAGACAATTCCTGTCTCTGAATCGTATCCAAGTAAGTCCGCTAGATTAGTGCCGCTCATGCCGCTTCCGATAAGTCTCAATTGCAACATGCGCCTCTAGCAACTCCTGCGCGGCCTGTTCCAATAATTCCCGGTCTGCTTTGTTATGCCGCAGTTTGTGCAATGCAAACCATTGGCCGTAGAACTCGGCCAATAGGTCTACCTCTCGCACTTCCTTGGAATCTATAAAGCTCACGGCTGGATATCCGTCACATTGCTTACAGCAACCGTCTTGCTAGGCTTGTAAACGCGATTCTCAAATACCTGCACCGTGGGAGGCGCTTGCACCTTGCTCGGATCAAGCACACTGTAACCTTCCGGTGCCGTTGCAGGCTTAACTAGCTTGCCATCAACCATCTTGGCACCCTTTGGACGGCCACGTTTCTTTGCAATCTCGACCGTTGCTTTGGAAACCTTAGGTTTGCCCTGCAATTGCTCCAAACGCGCTTGCAACTCGGCAATCTCTTCGGCTTGGCTCTTGGGCTTGGGCGGCGTCCAATCGCTGATAGAACGCTCTAAAGCAGTCAGAAGGTGTTCCTGTAGCCGGGGTTTCCCCGCTTCGCTACCAGTATTCCCAATGACGTAAATCCCGCTCGGAATGTGCGTAATCCGATATTGGTACGGTGCAACCCCGTTGCCGTATTCTTCCGTGATGCTGATTTCTTCGTGCTTCAACATACTGCCTCCGTTATCCGGCCCATACGGCCTGTCGTTGGAATACCTTCTTTGGCGGCTCTTTCCGTGGCGAAACGATTCCAGGGAATAACTCTGTAAGCCCCCAGATCATTGCATCTGCCCTGTTAGGGCTTCCATTGCCCATATATCCTTGAGTAGAAAACGCGCTCAATTCATCTTCAAGCAAAGCCATATTCCCCACTATTCTAACCCTGCCATCACTAAATAGCGGGCTAAATGGCTCTGCTCTAACAACTTTCCCACGGCTTGCGGTAACCTGCTTAAACGGAGTCTTGGCGCGACTAGTCTTTATGACGTGCTGCACCATGGCACCGCCAAAGTTAATTTCCGCGACAACCATATCCGCAGAATGCCGATCAAACGCAGTAGTAGCTACATTCCCCCAAACAGTAGGCCCAGCCTTTACCGCGCAATCCTCAAGCACATAGCCAATTCCATTGATTCCTAGCCCAACAACGCATATCCCAATCTCATCATTTGCTGCGTTATCTTCGTCACCTGACCCGCTAGGATCAACAGCCACAACTATCCGCTGCATATCCGGCAAAACACCGTCCATGACTCGCCACTTATCCACATCTTCTTCAGGAAACAATGCATTTTCCGTGGTGTCAGCAAACTCACCCTTTAGGAATCGACGCTGTAACCTGGCATTAAGCCCCTTGAGTGTGTCCAGGTATTCCGTGGGCAGATTCTCTTGGTTATCTTCAGGATTAACCTGCATTGCAGCATAATCGTTTTGATCGGCCAAGAATTCCTTGGTATCAGGATCTCGTTTCTCGATAAATAGACGATATGTCCAATGCCCTTTGCTTGGCGGGTTTTCGTCATAGAACATCTTGCGGCGCATCGATTGGCCAGTAGCTCCAACCGTCACATTCTGTGCCAGCCGCGTAACAGCTACGTCGCGGCTGCTTTTAGGAATCTGACTTGTTTCGTTTAGGGCTATGGTTACAAACTCCATCCCCAAGACCTTTTCGACCCTTTCCTTATCATCCAAGCCGCCAAACCATATCTGGCTATCGTTAGGAAGCGTTGCAAACCCGTCCTGTACGCTAATCCGGTATTCAATCTCCGGAAAGCATAGTTTCATTACCTTGGGGAATGTGTCCGCGATGATGGAAGACTTTACCGCGTTGTATCGGAATCGCAGGATTGCATGTCTTGATCCGTCCGCAGCTAGTGCCCTTAGAACTATCGCCCGCACTATCAAGAATGTCTTGCCAGAACGCGACCCACCAAATAGCAGGATATGCGTAGCATCTGAACCAAGTAACCGGTTTGCTTGCTCTTGCTTGGCGGTAAGCTTCAAAGGAGACCAGCATCAGAACCAGTTATGTTGACCACGAAAGGCTTATCACCCTTGTTCCCAACCTCGACGCTGGCAAGTTTGGCATGTACGTAAGGAGCCGCCGCGTTAGCCGCCCACTTGCGATCCTCAAGACTCGCTAGATCGTCCTGTAGCACGTTCAGCATGAATTCCAATGGCGTGATACCTGCCGCAGCTACAGCAGCCTCTACGGCCTGCGTACGCTTGTTCTTGGCACCCTTTGGGCGTCCAGGTCCGGGCTTTCCAATTTCCATACCGTTATTTTATTACGTTATCCAGCCCCGGGAATAGGCGGAATGATGGATTCTTAATATATTCGGAGATTGTATCGCCACGCCTATATTTGAAACTTTGTGGGATACAGGCGTTAGCTAGTTCTGCATCCTCCAATGTCTCAAGAATAGTTTCGGTGTACAGGAACGACCCTTGATCAACTGTCCGAAGCACTTTCATCGCTTTTTCTTTGCTGCTGCGCGCTTCTCAGAATATGCGATTGCAACTGCCTGCTTTACAGGTTTGCCAGCACTCACTTCCTTGCGGATATTCGACTTGAATGCTGCTTTACTGGTTGATTTCTTGAGAGGCATTCTCGACTCCGGTGATATCTGCCTCCTGAATGACAAAATGCTTGCCTTCAGGTAGGTCTATTTCTGTGTTTATGAATTCCCCAAAATAGACAATATCCCCTTCCTTTACGGATAGAGGATGCACATTGCCTTTCTTGTCCCGCTTGCCAGGTCCTACAGCAACCACGGTCCCTCGGCGGCCAAACTGGTCTTGGCTATCTACGATTCTTCCGTCCCGCGTTGCAATTTGTATCAACTCGCTGGCATGGACTATGGCGTCATCAGGACGCACCAGCACTCTATCTGCAAAGGGGCGGAAACTCATTCGTAACGGGCTTTTACGTTGATATACACGGGCTTTTCATCCGGCATTTCATGGATTTCTTCCACGCGCTTTAGATCGGCGTCAGACAGCGTCGGCATCCTAGCTGTCTTCCCCTGCGCATAGCGGTTGTACATGCTCGCATCAGGTCCAGCATCAATCCGGCGGTCCTTGTCTCCACCTACGCAGCCCTCGCCCTCACCTACAGCACGAGGTACCTTACCGCGATAGTTGCTCGACATATCAGTACCGCTCTTTGCCGTACTCACGAACATGATGGTAAGCATTACCATCACCCTTATCCGACGTGTTCGTATGGATGCTCTCCATCACTTCAGACTGGTTGCGCGGGCGATCTTCCTTGCCCATTCCAACCCCGCCTTTGAGCGATTCCGAGCGATCCTTGTCAATCGAATCTGCCTTCTTGGGGATGCGCTCGCCGGTCTCCCCCTTCTCACCACGATCCACGCCAGCTTGGTTCATGCCCTTGCTGTGCTTGGAGTTGTCAAAACGCTTATCGGCCATTCCCATTTTCGATTCCTTTGCAATGCGTTGAAGTAAAGAAAACCCTACAGCTTGCTCTGCATATTTTAAATCTAAAGATGCTTTTGAACAGCAGCAAACCAAGCACGTACCTCTTCGAGATCTCGCGCCAGCCATCCACTTGATGCAAGCGCAGCCATATCCGCTTCAATCTTTGCCTTTTCCGCAACAAATGCGGCTTCCAAATTCGTTAGCTTCGCACTCAGATTTTCTTGCAAAGTCATGGTTTTGCCCTCGTTTATCAGATGTTTATATCATTCAGACTGGCACATTGCAAGCAATTCCGCCTCGGTTAATTTAAAGCGCTTTTCCCAAGCCTTTTTACCAAGCGTATGGATTCCGAGCTTCCCAACATGGTGCTCCCAACATAATGGGATTCCCTCAACCCCACGTTTGCCAAGTCTTCCATCCCTTGTGTGATGGAAAATGGCCGGGGTGTCATTAGCAATACCCATTCGTATGCAAAGGCAACAGGGTCGATCTTCATAGTATTTCCCTTCCTTTGACTTGGCCATCAAATTCCTCTAGCAATAATCCCCAATACATAAGGAATAATCTCTTCTATCGGAGGATAAAGCATCTCATTCTTCATTGCATTGAACATTTCCTCGTAAATTGCAGGATCTTTTGCTAGTTTGGAAAAGTCATGTGCAATCTGCAAGTCAAGCATGGTTATATGGGTCATTTAAACGCCCTCTCAATCCACTGTAGCGCTTGGCCTGACCTGATATGCTCTGCCGTTACCCGGATCGTCCTGAAGCCCATTAAACAAGCCTCGTTGTACTTCTCGCAGTCAGACAGGAAATGCGCTCCCCTGACATGCGCCCCGTTGCTCCAAATCCCGCCTTCAATCTCGCAAGCTATCATTTGTGCAGGCCAGCAGAAATCGAATCTCCACTTGCGTATAGGATGGAACCGGTATTCCCTTACAAATTCGGGGAGGTGGCATAACCGGATCTGCGCGGCAAGCTCTTCTTCCAATGCGCTCATGTCATCAGGGAGTCGATAGTTGCCATGTCCTTACGCAACACTCCCAAAGCATACGTAGAAGGCGTTCCTGCCTCGATCTGCTTTACGGCAAAGGCTAGAGCACCGCGAGCTACGGCAAGGCAATGGGCAGTCTTCAAGTAGGACTCACGGTAGGTTTCTGCTGTGTCTTTGAATGCTCTTGCATACGGGTAATCTCCATCTGAAGAACATGTATCTCCGCTTGTATCGTTTCGTTCCACGGTAGTTTCCTTGTCTTTTGCCAATATGGGTTAGTTGCAACTCGTTTAAGTGCTTCTAACCTGAATTCCAGCAGTCGGATTGAATCTTGCATAAACATTCCTGCACATTAAGCAAACTCTCTTTCCTTGCGGATCGCTAACCACTTGGTATTTTTTCTTTCTTAACCCGCCGGTCGAATACATCCTGCAATATGAATCAATTTCTCCATTCATGCCACGGTCAAGAATATGGCAGGCGCATTTAAGGCTAAAAGGGCGCGTTAGATATTCCATCTGACTACCCGGTTATCTTTTTTACAACCAATTCCAACGCCGGATTAACCGAATTTCCTATCTCCATGTTTCCTTGCTTTTCTCTCCTTCGATAAACCTTGTACCTCAATTGAAAATCCTTCGCAATAAATGGGATATCTTTCTCGTTCTGCCTCCCTATTGCCTGCGCCCAACCCCCCATGCTTCTTAGCGCAGCGTTTGCCGCGTCGT